CATCGTCGTTCGATTTGCCAAGGCCTTCGACAACCTTGCGGTCAAACCCCATCTCGATCAGGTCGGAACGGGTTTTCGGGCTCTTGTGGTACTGAAACCGCGCATCGTCGCAGGTCTTGGACTGACTGTCCTTGCCGTAATCCTCAGGCGGAATTGCCTCCACCCTGCGACAGCCGTATTTCGTAGTGCGCTTGATCTTCAGTTCATGGGTGCGGGTCGGATCAGGCACCATCCCGCCGAGAGCATCCTTTACGATCGGAGTGCTTGGCGTATGCTCGATAACCTCGATGTCCTCCTCGCCATCCCCGAGCAAGAGCAGGAATTCATCATCATTCAGCCCGGAGTGGAACGACACGCTGGTTTTCGGCGTATCGTCCTGCCAGGTCTTGATGACGCCATTGCCGGTGGCGAGGCTATCCCATGTCGCGGAATAGATGTTCCGGTAGCCGTCATTCTCCTTCCAGAAGATGTAGTTGATGGCTGCCGTGGCTTGCTTGGACCACTTTTCATCCTCGACCCCGACAGGCTCGGCCATTGCCATTGTTTCGGTCGCGCCAAACACCCGGATGATGCCTGGGAGGACCCAGTTCAACGTGTCTGCGAAGTCGCGGGAAACAGCACTGGAGCGGCCGACTTCCGAAGGTACGTCTTCCATAACGCCCTGATAGTACTGCAGGGCCTTGGTCTGCTTGGTGTTGGCGTCCTTGCGCGCGTCTTCGGCAAGCGAAATCTCTCGGGCAACAAGGGCCTTCAGATCTACATCGCTCTGCCTCTTTTCGCGCTTCTTGGCCATCTAGACGATACTCCTGGCCAAGCTCTTGGCGCGGGTGTTCACGATCGGAGGTCCACCCGGAGCCTCGTAAGCGATGCACATCAAGCCGAAAGCGTCGGCACCGTGCGAGGACCAGTCATGGCATGGACCAAGTCCGATGCGCCGCTGCTCGTCTATCCGCTCGTGATACCAGCCCAAGGCTTTGCGCCCGCCCTCTGTGGTGTCTTCGTTGAACCAGATGCTGGGGAATAGCCTGCGCGCCGCTTCAACCCGTGCCTTGGCTGCTCCTGCTCCCTGGTTCGGAATTACCTTCACCTTAAAGCCGGCAGTCGATATGGCTCGCTCAAAGCTGTTGTCGGTGATCTTCTCGTTGTGGGCGCCGTCATGCGGCAGGACACACAATGCCTTCTCGTAACCATTGTCCCGAAGCCATGCCAAGTGAACCGAGAGTTCCTGCCCGACAGCCTCATAGTAATTCAGCACTCGGACCTCACGCCCGACGAACTGTGCAATCCATATCGCGGTGGCGTCTGCCTTGGCCCCGGTGCCGCCGATGTCCCAGAACGCCCTGAGCGTCATCTGCGGGTCTTTGGAAACCCGTGTTATGCGCTTCTCTCGCTTGGCGTCCGTCAGATGCGAGGCGAAATACGCGCCTTCGACAACCGAGATGAACTCGCCTTCCCAGACATGGCCGTATTGCTCGGGGCGCTTGGCTTTGTCATCGAGCCGTGTCTTGTTCAGCGTGTCTGGAAACCATGGGTTGTCAGCCCAATTGATTTCGATGATCTTTGATCCCTGGGGCGGGTCTTGCCTGAAACGCCGATGCGTCGGACTTTCTTCCCGCTCGGGATTCCACGTTACCCAGATTTCGGACTGCTCCTCGCGAACGGTCGGGATGGCCTTCATCCATGCCGTTTCCGTGACTGGCTCGGCTTCATCAACCCAGAGCAGCAGAATGCGCGCCTTAGATTTGATGCTGTCGAGATTGTGCCGCAGCCCGATGAAGGCGAACTCGATCCTCTTGTCCTTGGTGCGAATGAAGCGCTCGCCTACCTCGTAATAGTCAGACAGCCATGTCTCTGAGGCAATCGCGGCCTTGACCTCAGCCATGGAGCTTTCGTCCAGGCTGTTCATGAACTCACGGCCGCAGACGATGACCCCGTGCTCACCGGCCTGGCTTAGTATCATGCCCTTGACGGCAGCCATCTTGGCAAACGTTCGCGTCTTGCCAGATCCCCGCCCGCCGTAGGCGCCGCGGTACATGGCCTCGCCTTCAAAGACCGGAATGAGCTTTGGAGGAAGCTCGACTTGGACAGCCGTCATGTCTTGGGAGCGATAAGCTCAATGCGATGGACGACCGTCACAGGGTTATCCCCTTCGTCGCCTCCCGTAATGGCTTGTGGAACCTTGCCATCGAGGCGATCGGCCATTTCACGGATTGCGGCTACATCGCCCTTCTCTAGAAGCTGACGGGCGTTCCACCGAAGCGAGCCTTTTGGCGCCGGGCTTTCCTCGCCTTTTTCCGCCAAGAGTGCTTCCATTCTAAGCGCGTCCCGGAATGGCTTTACAGCCGCACCGCCGCTGTTTGCGTTACCTGCCATTTGAGAATCACCAAGTGATTGATTTTATTTTGTCAGGATGAGGCTTGACCGCACTCGGCAGTCCGCTGTGCGATGTGCATCATGAGGTGAGGATGCGCTGGGCGGGCAATTGGAGAATAGGATTTGAAGGCGGGAAGCGATGAGCTTCTTCCCTACGGCCCGGCGAGTGATTGGGTTAGACCAATCCCGCTATCAGAACAGCCAAATCATCTGCATAATCATTACGGGCGCGAAATGAATCTGTCAAGCGGCCTTGTCGATCGGCTCAATGTCTTCTGGCTCGAACTCGATGGGCACCGTCTTGCCGAACACCTCCAGCATAGCCTTGATGACGCCCCTGCCCTTTATCTTGACCACCGTTCCGTAGAATCCCGTAAACGGGTTATTGCTGCGCACCCTGAACTCCGAGCCGACACCGAAGCGCTTCTTTGACATTTCCTTGCGCGTCTTGGCGTCCTCCGTGATATCGTCAAACTCGCCGTGCCACTGGGCCAGCATGATACGGCGGATGGTTTCACGTGGAATCTCGCATGGTCGTCCGTCTAGTTTCACACCAAGGATTTCATATACCCCGTCGCAATCCTTCGGGCTCACCTTTGGCAGGTTGGCTGGATCCACGGACATGAAGATATAGCGGTTGAAAAGCTTGAAGCGCCGATCGAGCAGCTTCTTCGTCCGGTGATGGATGATGGTCTTGCGCATCTTGGGGATGTAGACGCGATAGCCGACCCCGCGAAGCGACTTTGCAGCCTTCTCCTCGGCTTGAGAATTTGTCGCGACAACAAACCAGCGGCGGTATTGCGTCATCACTTCTCCTCGACGGGCTGGGCGGGCTCGCTGGGGACTGGCTTCCATTCAACTTCGAGGCCGATGCATGTGAAGTCCTCGTACAATTTGACGCTCCAGCCCTGATATGGGCGAGATTATGATGGACGTGTCGTCGCTCATGTCCCTGCTCCTTGTGTCTCTCTGTTCTTGGTGGGGGTGAGGGCGGCGTCCGTCACCATAGCCACCACCACGGGCGCATCGGTTCATTCTGGGGCGCTTTTGCGTCAGCGACGGCCTTGTCGAACATCAACTGCACGCGGTCCATTTCCGCCTGCGGCACCTCTTCAAGAGACCACTTCTTGGCGAGATGGTACGGATGACCGCCACGCAATGCAGCGTATATGATTTCACGGCGGCGCTGCCCCATGCTCAACAAGACACGAGCTTCTGTCGATCCAGGGGCTAGCTGGTAATTTCGGGGAGCCATCATCATACCTTCACCTCAACCATCAACGGCCAAAACAGCACAGGGGCGTTGTCCTTGGCCTGCACGGATATGCATTCACCCTTGGGTTCTCGTGTTGCTCCTAGAGCAAGGGCTAGGCGATAGGAGCGGAGGCGGAGGGTCATGCGGACCTCCGGTCGAGAGCGCTTCTGCCCGGGAGCGGATCGCCGAACGTTCGCGCTGTAAGGCCGCGCGTGTCGGACGGGATTTCAGCGAGGCGGGCCATGAGGTCGCCCTTGGGCGGATTACCGAAGCCTAGGAGAGACAGGCCGGCGGCCTTCTTCAGCGCCGTCAGTTCGCGGTGGTCCGCAAGCCTGCGCGCCTGGTTGGCGCGACGCCTAGCTTTCTCGCGCTCTTCCCTGACGCCGGAAGGTAGTTTCTGTCTACTCATCACTCACCTCATACGGGTTTGGAAGGCCCGAGCGCCGGCAGCGCTCAATTGTGATTAGACGCTCTGCCTTGGCCTCGGTTATGGACATGCGCTTAGCGACCTGCATGGTGTCGTAGCCAAAATCCGAGAACAGTTCGTATGCCCGCGCCCCCGCTGAAGACGGGCGCACTGCGTCCCATGGATCGTGGCCAGCGTAGGGAATCATGCCACCCTCCCCATACGCTGACGGGCGGGTGATTTCGGGTTGTCTGGAACTTGCGCTACAAGCTCGGGATCGAGCTTCAGCGTGTCCTCTGCCGCGGCCTTCTCGTAGCTCTTGCAGAACTCGGCATAGACGGCTGAGACACGCGCTTTGGCTTCCGGTGACGGCTCAGGAATAGGCGCCAAACGATCGCGCCGGATGTGTTCCTGGCGGGCGATGCGCTCACGTTCACGAATATGCCATTCCATCGCCTTGTCGCACTGGATGCGAAGCTCTGGCGGACTGGGTAGGAAGGCGTGGCCCAGCGCGCCGCGAAGGATGAACTTCACCGCTTCGGAAAGCCCATGGCGCGTCACGCCTTCCAAGGCCATCATGAACGCCGCGTTGTCCAATTCACCAGCCGTGGTTTCCCGCGACGGCAAGCCGGATAACGTCACCAACGCCTGGATTTTCTCCGTCTCTGTCGCTGGTTTCCAAACGTCTTGCTGGATTGCCGGTATCATCGATTACTCCTGCCGCTCGGGCCATATTCCGAAGGGATTCGCCTTGTGTGAGCTTCTTGGGAGGTTTGTCGGGAGGCTTGAGCGCCGCCGTGATCCACGCGACCGGGCCGATAATTCGTTCGGCCTGCGCGGTACGGATTTTGCCGAGAACCAAGGCGCAATCGTCATGCGCCGCGCTTAGCCATTTGCCTACGAGGGAGCGCGCTGCACCATCCGTTTTGCCAGTCATCGCCTTGAGGGAAGAAACCCCTTCTCGCCAAAGAGCGTCACGAGGATCGACCGGCGAAGCCGCGTCAGTTGCGCTAGCAACTGGATATGTTTCTGTCTCTGTCTCTTGGGGCGTCACTACACCGTCACGTGACGGCGGCGTTACGTTACGCGGTACTTGTCGATCGTTATTTGCAGCGTCACTCTGCGCCTTCTGCCTGTCTCTATAGCGCCGCTGACGGGCCTTAGACCCGTCACTTTCGAACTGCCGCTCTGCCCATTGCACCACCAATCCGTCACGGACGCGGCCCAAATCCACAAGAGCGTTTTCAATAGATACGATGTCGCCAGCATCGCATCGGAGAAAGTAAGCAACCTCAGCAGGGTCGAGTTCGTATCGTCCGCCATCGTTCACCTCAGAAGCACTTTCGAGCATTGCGCCCCAAACCCACACAGCCCGCTCGACTGGTTGCTTCGCCCTCACGGCGGCGCGCACGAGTTTTTCATCGCGCATCATGCCAGCGTAGTGGCGGAACCAGCGGCTCATGCTGCCATCGCCCCCTGCGCTTCCTGGATGATCGCGACAACGGCAGGCCCGCCCAAATCGTCTGCCCACTTCGCACTCACGCTCTCAGCCAGGCTGTCATCCTTGACCACGCCGGCCTTGACCAGCGCGTCCGACACCGGCTTAATGATGTTGTCGATGTCTCTGGCCCGCTTGGAGCGCCAATG